GTAGAAGCGAGAACGGGCAATGATAGTAACCCCGCAATTTTTACTAATCCTTTAAATGAAACAGTAAGATTAAATGTTGGTGATAAAGTATCTATAGAAAGATCTTTTATTAATGAAATTGGTGCTGGTAATCCACAGACAATTGAGTTTAAGGGAGTGAGTAAAGGCACTAATATTGTACCACCACATACAGATATTTCTTATGATAATAAGTATTATAAAAAATCAAAAGTACATAGTCCCGAATATAGGTTGGGATATTATAGGTCTATTAAAACAACATTAAAAACTACCGAAACATTAGAATTGAGAGATAATTTAGCACCATTAATATTTGGTTATTATATTACATCTAATGAATATCCAAATTATATTCAACAACCTAGAAGGTTTGCACAAACTAATGATACAAGGGGATCAACACCAGTCGGTTATACACATTACTCTAACCCCGATAGTGTAAATGAGGGTTTAACACACTTTACACAAAGCTTGGAAACACCATGTTTAGCTGATTGGGTTTTAAGTGAGGGGCCGATAAGAACTGAATATAAACAAAAGGTAGATAATACAAGATATACATTATTTATCAAAGATAAAATATGTTATGTTAGAGGGGTAGAAAATGCCGCAGAACAATTCCCTAAACAATTTACAAATGGTATTATTGCCGAAGCTAATTATCTACGAATAAGAGAAAGAAAAGATATAGAAGTAAAAAAAGGATTTAATACTCCATCAGCAATAGCAACACAAATTACAAAACAATTAACTGAAACCCGTAATGAAGACATTTTTGAAATAATGGATGGTAATGGGTTTACAAGACCTATTACTAAAACAATTGAAACTACAACTTATAAACCTATTAACGCTCAAAATCTTTGGAACTATAATTCAACAAACTTGGCGGCTTATATTGCTACTGTTTTACCCACAACTGATCCATCACAAGCTGCAATAGATTATCTTGCTACATTTGGTTACATAGGAGTTAAAAGACCCGAGATATTTGAAAAGGGTAGAGAGATGGGTGCTTTAGAAACCGCCATTTTAAGAGATGCGGCTGGTAATGTTGTTATGGATAGATTAAACCCTTGGGAGGGTTTCCAACTTGTAGGTGAATATGTAGATACTACCGTGGTAAATACAAGTCATAAGTTTACAACTAATATAGAATACACAGAAGCAAATTGTAAACTCATTAGAGAGTTTTTTGATACTCAAGCATTATATCCCGAATTATGGGATAATCTCCAAGATACTGATTATTACGCACCAGCTAAACTTGGGACAAATGCCGCACCCACCATAGATAATAGTAGATTTTTTCATTTTAATCCCTATACTACTAAACCACCCTCCCAGCATGTTAATAGAACTTTTGGTGATGATGATTATAGTGAACTTGATGGTCGCTCAGCACCAAGTATAAGTAATGTGTGGTTTCAATATTATGATGACAATTTTAGAGATACATTTATCCCACCGAGAGTATGGCGTTCAATTGCTGGAGATGGTTTAAGTTATGGTTTTGCTGAACCCGTTAAATATACAAACTATGATGTAGATGGTAATGAGATAGAAGATTTTTATTTAATTGCAATCAACAATAATAATGTTGCGGGGACACCACACCAATTATTTAATGAAGCTATTGTTGGTGCATCACGAAAAATTAAACAAGGTAGAAGATTTGGATATGATTTTCACGCAACGGCATATTCTACTGCAATTATTACACCTTATTCGGGTTATAGTAATGTTGATATAGGTACATTATCAAAGAATAGTAAAACGGATGCTGATACAGTTGATGGGGAGGCATTAACTCATAGTGATACAATTAATCATATTAAAAATATTAATCAACCGACCGTAACAACTGATCTTATGCCTTACATGACGCAAACTTATATCGGTGCTAACAATCCCGAAATATTTTATAATGATATTAATAATCGTTTTGAAATACAAAGATTTCATACATCAAATAATATAGGTAATAGATTAAAGGCGGGGAGCGATGCCGACAGCTTAACAAGTGCTACTATGATACCCGAGGTGGGTGGTGATACATTAAAACTCGACCCTCCTAAGGCTAATTTAGATGCGGGTGATACAGTTTATAAGATAAATCCAAGACCACCACAGTTTGGATATTCTCCAACTTTTAAACCTTATACAACATATAATAGTGTTAATAGAACTATGTGCTATCCCTCCACTCCCTTTTCGGCATACGCTGGGATAGCAAATACGGGTATAAATGTACAGATATATAATAAGTTTAATAATAATATTAGACCTTATACTGCCTTTGATAGTCATGGTGGTGTGTATATTGATAACTGGGGATTTGATGAAGACAATTGGATAGATAATCTATGGGATATTTTAGGTTTTGATTATAATGCCGTAAATGCTTTACCCACCCCTAAAAATATGTTAACAAGAAGAGTTGATAATGAAAATAGTGGATCATTATATAGACCTACTACAAATGCCGAAATAGTAACAACTGATACTAAAGCATATATTTCTAATCAATTTGGTGTAAGTCAATATTATACATCTTTACCTTATCCAAGTTGTATCATAGATTATAATGTTTTTAAAACGGCTGCGAATGTTTATAGTTGGAGATATAACGGGGATGATACTGGTTCAGATTTTACAGCTCCTAAAGCACAACCGGAAGAAATATTTGATGAGGTTGCTATAAAAACACAAAGCACAACTATTACTGCGACTGGTTTACAGAAGAGTGTTTTAAGACCATACTATACAATAAGAAGTGATATATTAGAAGGTGCTACTGCTATCGGTGGTAATCCCACGGGTGCTAATCTACCTATTATATCTATTGTTGATAAATATAGTGGTGCGAGTGATTACTTTTTAGGCAATCCAAGTGATCTAGAGTTTACAGTAACCAAACCTACTGTTATTGCTGATATTACAACATCTATTCATGATAGTGATGGACGATATGCAAATGTTGATAGAACATCAGCAGTAGTTTATAAAATACAAAAACTACGAACAACACCAACGGGCATTATTCAAGATATAATGGATCAAGCAAAAAAACAAAAAAAATAATTTAAATTAAAAATATATATATATTATAATATAAAATGAATGTCTATTTAAGCGATTGGAGTTTTGAGGATAAAGATAAACTATGCTCCCAGCCGTGGGAGATTGATGGTGATGATGACTGGTACAGAGAAGATCTTTATTGTGGATGGTTGCTACTTGATGATTGGACATGTGATACCCTTATTGCTGCCGTTGAAAAAGATGTTGCGGAGAAATTAAGTGTTGAGGAGATTTTACTAAAGTATGTAAAATCTTCAAAATAAAAATCTATGTTAAAGTATAAATGGATAAAATTAGTTTTGAAGAAATTGTAAATATTCTTGCTATGCACGGACGACACGATTTAATAGATGAGTTTGCGGAACACGTTAAGATTGATGAAGAATATAAACCACCTTTAAGAACTAGAAAAGATAGTTTAAGTGATAGTGAAGGATCATGTGTTAGTGAAGAAGAATATGAGGTGAAGGTTGATGAGAATGGTTTTCACAGTTTAAAGTAATTTTGTAATTTAATTTTTAATATTAATCATAATAAATAACTATGGTTAAGATGGTGATAGAAAAGGGGACTGCAAAGAATAAGAAACTTAAGGCAATTTTTTATGACGAGAAAGGTAAGAAGATAAAAACAACACAATTCGGCGATAACCGTTATCAAGATTATACCCTATCAAAAGACAAAGAACAGCGAAGTAAATACTTGGCGAGACACAAAAAAGATTTATCCAAGGGTGATTATATGTCGGCTGGTCATTTAAGTTATTATATACTATGGGGGGCATCTACAAATCGTAATACTAATATAAAGAAATATAAAAAAATGTTTAAACTAACTTAATATTTCATTAAACTTATTTATCATTTCTTTCATTCTAATATTCTCTTTTTTTAATTCTTTATTTTCAGTTTTTAAGTTATCTATCATTTCATTTAACATGTCTATGATATCTTTGAATGCTCTTGTTGCTTTAGATACACTCGCTTTCATTATTTCTATGATAAAGTATAGTAAATAATCTTTATATATTAATAACAATTAGCATAAGGATTTACATATTCAGCTTGTGCTGGTGCTACTGCTCTCCTTATTTGATTTCTAATTGCTTCTTGTTCTTTATTCTTTTCTTGATCTATTTTCTTTTGTTCTTTTCTTGATTTACGGAGCTTCTCATAATTCATAATTGCATTAAGTTGTGCTTCTTCTAAATCTTTTTTAGAAAATATTTGTTCTTGAATAGGTTGTTTAGATGTTACATCTTCCTCTACTTCTTCTTTTAATTGTTTAACTCTTTTAACCTTTTGTTTCTTTAGTAATTCTTTCTCTTCTTTTTCTAATGATTTAGCATCTTTCTTTTCTTGTGCTTTTGCTTTTCTTACAGCCATGGCTTTTACCCTTGCTGCTTTTAGTTTCTCTTTATGAGCTTCCGTCATAGGTGGTCTTGCTTTTCTTGGTTTCCCTTTCTTTGTTAACTTAACATCTTTTTTTGAAATATATGTATCATTAGGCATATTAAATATTTCATTAACATCCATACCATCCCTTTTAGATTTTGCAGTAGGTATAGCTTCCTCTACAACTTCCTCTACCTTTTGTTCTTCTATCTCTTCTTGTGTCATATCTTTCTCTTCATCAAAATCATTAATTTCAGCAGTAATATTATCTTGTAAATCCTCATCATCACTAGGGATAAAATCCATTTTAACTTCGGGTATAAAACTCATCTCTTTTAGTTATAATATATATTTTAATTTTCTATTAAATATTAAAAATTATTAATTTTTATTAAATATCTATTACTTATTATTCTTCTCTATAAATTATTGAAAAGTAGTATTAATCAAAAGTGGTTAGGGTAAATATCAATTATCTTAAAAAAGTGGTTAGGGTAGAAGTGTAAAATAAATCAACTCAAAACACCCATTCATAGTTGAATTAAACCTCAGCCCCACCTTAACCATTTTTATGACTTTTCATTATTTTACCCTAACCACATTAGATTAATACCATTTTTAAGGTTCATCATTATTAACATTAATAGTTATAGTTTCTTCTTCTTCTTCTTCTTCAACCTTATCAATTATTACTTCTTCATGATTTCTATAAGGTGTTATACTTTTCAAACCGTTGCATACTATTGGTTTTCTTACATCGGGGTATTTATCCTCAAACTTCTTATTAAACATATTAATGATATCAAGATCAATAGTAGGCGAACTTTCTAATAAATTATCATATTCACTTCTACAAACTTTTAAGAAATCTCTACAAGGTTTTCTTTTCTTATCATGTAATGATAACTCAATCTCAATAGCTCTACCTAATTTAGACCATGCTAATGCACTAATTCTATGACCTTCAAATGTTTCAGCATATTTTAAGAATGAGCCAAGTGTTCCAAGTATTCCACAGAAGATATTAAAACCACCAACAACAGCAGTAAACCCGTGTTGATAATCTTTAGGGATATAACTATCAACAGCAAAATTACCAACACCGGTTAATGTTGATAATACAATAATAGGTATTTGTAAATGTTGATATTTTCTTTTATATTTTCGTGTACTATAATTATGTATCCAAGCATAACACATAGAAACTTCACCCCATTCACTTAATAGTTCCTCTATCTCATCACTCCAATCATCTATATTTTCGGGTAAAGGTCTTGGTGTTTGTAATCTCTCCATATTTATTATTATTTTTATTTTTATTTCACGATTAAAATATTGATTAAATTATATACATGACCGACAATCCTTTTGTAGCAAAACCGATAGAAGAAGTCAAGAACGATATTCATTCTATAAACAAAACTCTTAATACAATAAAAGTTGATGTAGTGTGTATCAAAAGCGATTTAATGCAAATTAAAGAGTTGTTAAAATTAAAAGAAAAAGAACAAATACCAATTTCTAAAGGGTGGATATGGTAAGGTTTATTTGAGTTATTTTTTTAAGATTTTTATATATATATATTATAAATATATATAAATGGAGAAACCACCGCCCAAGGTATTCAAAGTAAAAGACCCCGACCCCGATGATAAGTTTAGTGATATACACCCACATCTACCTCAACCGCCATCACTACTATTAATAGTTGGTTCAGTAAAACAAGGCAAAAGTAATCTACTAGTAAACCTATTATGTAATCCCGACATGTACAAAGATAAGTTCGATATAGTTAAGATTATATCGAACACATTAAATGCTGATCCTAAAGGTAAATTAATGAATAAATATTTTGAATGTGAAGACCACTATACTGATGAAATGGTAACTGATATAATTGAAAGTCAAAAGAAATATGAAGATTTTGAAAGACCAAGTATCGCATTAGTTTTAGATGATATATTAACAAAAGATTTTAAGAAGTCAAATGCTGTTAGTTTTCTAGCAACAAGATTTAGGCATTATGGTATTGGTCTTTTAGCATTTACAACACAATCATTTAGGGCTGTTAGTGGATTAATTAGAAATAATGCAACTGATGTAATTATCATGAAACAACAAAACACAAAAGAATTAGAAAAACTTGCTGAAGAATATGGTGATATGTTCCCTAATATATTTATGGATTTATACAAGAAAGCAATTGAAGATCAACCATTTTCATTTTTATATTTAGATATGCAAACTAATCCCGCAACAGCATATATTCGTTTTGAAACTAAAATAGCTGAGGGTGATAAAAAATTATTTTAATTAAATAATAAATTAAATAATATATTATAATATAAAATGGATTTGTATTCTGGTGGAGGTTCAGTAAGTCAAGTTAATAGTCAAACGAGTGAAACAAGAGCAATAAACCAAGCAACTCAAGATTTCAATAATAGTTTAGCAGCACAGTTAGATGAGGGTACTGCTGAATTAGATAGTGATGCTGCTTCTAAAAATCAAAAGG